ATAAAAAGAGTATACGAAAAGTTAAATAAGGTAGAGTTAAAGTCTGAGAAGATAGAGTTAGGTTTAGTAGATGACATTGAAACTTTGTTTGATGATGTTATGAAGCAAAACAATAAAATAGAAAGTTTAGCTAAAGAATTAAGAAGTGTATCAATTAAAACTGCTGTAAAAATAGAAAAAATGCAAAAGCTCCGTTCTCAAGTAGAATCTACTGCAAAAGAATTAGGGGTTGATGTTGATAGTATTATTGCTTCAGCAATGTTTTCAAGGACTAACAACATAATGAAAGTAATTGATAAAATTAAAAAATTATAATAATAAAAAAATGAAAACAACATTAGAAAAAGTATTTGAAACACTTAACAAAGTAGAGTTAAAGTCTGAGAAGATAGAGTTACAAAGTGCGCAAGCTATGTTAAACGATGCTTTAAAATTAAAAAAATTAATGGATCAATATAGTAAAGATTTAGATAATGCAGAAGTTTCTATAAAATTTAGTGTTACTAATCTAAAAGGAATAGTAAACAGCATTGAAAGAGCGCAGAAAAAAACAGAACAACTTGCACAAGCTTTAGGTGTAAAAGTTAATTCAATTAAAAAATACAATCAAATTGAAAACATGAAAAATTTAATTGAAAAAAGAATTAAGAAATATAAATAAATGGCTAAAGTTTTATTCATACAGAGAAAGGATTTAGTAACATTTACAGCAGCCAATGGCAATGTAGATACTGATAAACTATTGCCTTATGTCGAGATGGCGCAAGAAATAGAGGTTCAGAGGTTATTAGGTACTGATCTTTATGAAAAACTTAAATCTGATATTGATGGTGGCACTTTAACAGGTAATTATTTAACTCTTGTAGATACTTATATAAAGCCAATACTAATTCACTATGGATTTATGCGTGCTTTGCCATATTTAGGCATAACAATAGCTAATGGTGGTATTTACAGAAACAGCGCAGAAAATGCTACTGCATTAAGCAAAGATGAAGTAGAATATTTAGTAGAAGCAGAACGTGATGCAGCACAGTACTATTCAACTAGAATGATTGACTACTTAAATTTTAATGCAAGTGCAAATTTTCCAGAATATTTTACAAATCAAAATGAGGACATTTCACCAGATTATGATGATAATTTTAATGGGTGGTATTTAAGATAGATTATGGCAGTAGAAAACGGATGGGGACAAGGTGCAGTTAATAACTCAAATGATTACGGAAAAGCAAAAGCTAATTCTACAAATGGGTTTGGCAAGATTTACGAAACTTCTAATGCTGGTTTAACTAATATAGAAGGTGGCACAGCACTTTCAATAACTTACTCAGCAAGTGCTTATTGTGATGGCATAGGAGATACGCCACAACCAACAGTAGCTGGTAATACAGGTGCTGGCACATTTAGCTCTACAGCTGGATTAACTATTAACTCAACTACAGGTGTTATTGATGTTGATGCTTCTACAAAAGGCGCAACATATGTTGTTACATATACAGATACTGATTCAGATATTGCTACTGCAAATGTTACTTTAAATGCTTTAGACAATGCTTCATTTAGTTACTCTGCAAGTAGTTACACACAAGCAGATGCAGACCCAACACCAACTATCACAGGATTAACTGGTGGTACATTTAGTGCTGGTAGTGGTTTAGTGTTTGTAGATAGTGGAACAAATACAGGAAGTTCTACTGGTGAAATTGATTTAAGTGCCTCAACAATTGCGAGTTATACAGTAACCTATAGCACTTCTTCAAGTGGTTCAAGTGTTTGTCCAAACACATCTACTTTTTCATTAGCTGTAACCGCTGCTTTTTCACCTTTCCAAATGCAGTTTGATACAAGTGGTGGAAAAACAATTACAATACCAGGAACAGTAGGTTCAAGCTTTTCAGTAGATTGGGGTGACGGAAATACTACTACAGAAACAGGTGGTAATATATCACATACTTATGCCTCAGGAATAGCTACTTCAATAGTTTCTATTGGTGCTGAAGGTGATACTGGAGCTTTTGGTGGATTGAGATTTAATAATGGAGGAAGTAAAACTGATTTATTAGAAATTCAACAATGGGGAAGTATTGATTTTATAAACTTATTTTTAGGTTTTTATGGTTGTTCTAATATGCAAATAACAGCCACAGATTCTCCAAATTTATTATTATCAGGTACTGGCTCAGATACAAGATTACAGCAAATATTTTTTAATTGTACTGCCTTAACTGGAAATATTTATATGAATAATTGGGATGTTTCAAATGTAACAAATATGCTTTTTGCATTTGCAAACACTGCCTTTAATGCTGATATTTCAAATTGGGATGTTTCTAATGTAACAACTTTTTCAAGATGTTTTCAAGGTTGCTCAAACTTTAATGCTGATATTTCAAGTTGGGATATGTCAAGCGTAACAGATGCTTCTTTTATGCTTTCAAGTGCAACTTCTTTTAACCAACCTATTGGAAGCTGGAATTTAACATCTGCAACAAATATTTTTCAAATGTTACTTGCAGCATCAAGTTTTAATCAAAACATAGGTGGATGGAGTTTAAGAACAGCATCAACTCCAAATATGCAATTTTTATTATTTGGAACAACATCAATGTCTGATGAAAATAGCACAGATAGTCTTGTAGGTTGGGCTAATTATGTATATAATAATACAGCACCATTTAACGTCTCTTTAGTACACAGTAACATAAACGCAAAGTTTGACGGAACAAGAAGTGGAGGAGCTAATTTTACTACAGCGGCAGACGCAAAAACTTATTTAACAACAACCGCAGGTTGGACAATAAATTAAAGATATGACAGAAACACCTAATATAGATATGTGGTTTATTTGTAGAAACGAAGATTTAACTGTTATACATTACTTTTTTAATCCTGCAAATAATCAAATGGACACAGGGCAACCAATAGTTGAAGAATATACTAATGAAGCAGATTGGTTAGCAAGATTAGCAGAACTTGGCATTACACCAGAATGAACAATTTAAAAACAGTAAGAATGGAAGACCACTCAATTTTAATGATTGTTAGCACCTTAATTGGTGCTTTAGGTATTAAGGAAATATGGGGAATAGTAAAGCAAAAAATAGATATAAATGCTAAAAAAGATGAAAGAGAAAATGATGTTTATACAAAACAAATTGAAGTTCTTACAAACAAAATTACACAGCTTGAAACAAAGATTGAATTACTTATTGAAGAGAATATTCAACTAAGAGTAAAAGTTGTTAAGATGGAAGCACGATTAATTACAAGTGCTAAAAAAAAAGTAAATAGAAAAAATGCGAGAAATTAAAGAAATTCATATTCATTGTAGTGCTACTAGAGAACGTCATGCTATTACAGCAGACGAGATCAGAAAGTGGCACAAGGCAAGAGGATGGTCAGATATTGGCTATCATTATATAATAGGCTTTCAAGGCATAGAATTTGGTAGACCACTACACAGAATGCCAGCTAGTGCTAAAGGACATAATAAACACGCTGCTGCTGTTTGCTATATAGGTGGTTTAGATGCTAATGGTAAAGCTAAAGACACTAGAACACCAAGACAAAAAGAACTTTTAATAAAGATTATAAAGCAGTTAAAAGCTAAATATCCAAAGGCAATAATTATTGGGCATCGTGATTTAAGCCCTGACAGAGATGGAGATTCAAAAGTGGAGAAGAGTGAGTGGCTTAAATCTTGTCCATGTTTCCCAGCAGAAAAATGGGGTTTTGAATTAGGTCTACAGCCTAAAGGATATAAGCCAAAAAGTGAAGAAGCACAAGACTATTTAAAAGATGAAAAAGCTAAAAGAAACAAAACTAGGTCAAACTCTAAAGAAAGTAGCTCCACAAGTTCTTGATTTAGTAGGTGGTATTTTACCAGATCAAGGAGCTTTAGGCATTGTAAAGAATCTTATTGACAAAGATGAAACTATTGACCCAGCCACTAAACAAATGCTGCATGAACAAGTTGTAGAAACCTATAAGTTAGAAGTAGCAGATCGTGATTCAGCAAGAAAACGTGAAGTTGATATTAGTAAAGCTGGGGGTAATGACTGGATGATGAATTTAACAGGTGTTGTAGGTTTAGTATGTTTTATTTTCATAGTTTATTCAGTTGTGTATATACCAGAAGTACTACACAATGAATTATTTGTGCATTTAATGGGGATGGTAGAAGGCGTAGTGATAGGAAACATTTTTGCATACTACTATGGCACAAGCTCAAAAAAATAATGAAAAAATTCAGCGAGTTATATGCTGGCGATGGTAAACCCAAAGTCAGACTTAGTGAAGAAGAATACCAAATAATTTATAATTACAGAGAAAAGACAAAGCCAAAAGAAAAACGCATTCTTGTTATTGGCGATTTACATTCTCCTTTTGATTTAGAAGAATATCACCAGCATTGTGTAGATACTTACCACAAATGGAATTGCAACCAAGTAATATTTATTGGTGATGTAATTGACAACCATTACAGCAGTTATCATGAGACAGATGCTGATGGCATGGGTGGAGCTGATGAATTAGATTTGGCTATTGATAGATTAAAAAGATATTATAAATCTTTTCCAGAAGCAGATGTAGTTATAGGAAACCATGACAGAATGATTATGCGTAAAGCACAAACTTCTTCTATACCTACTAAATGGATAAAAGCCTATAAAGATGTCTTAGAAGTGCCTAAATGGAATTTCACAGAAAGAGTAGAGTATGATAAAGTACAATACATACATGGAGAAGCTGGAACTGCTAGAACTAAATCCAAAGCAGACATGCAAAGCACAGTTCAGGGACATTTACACACACAAGCATATTGTGAATATACAGTAGGAAGAAACTTTAAAATCTTTGGTATGCAAGTAGGTTGTGGAATAGACTTTAGTTCTTATGCTATGGCTTATGCTAAAGCTGGTAAAAAACCAGCAGT